GCGCACGCAGGACAAAGACCCTTGGCCGTGCATTTACACGGACTTGGATTTGGCCGTCACCGCCTTCGGCCGAGTCAGCCCGGTAGAAACCGTCGACTTACGACAGAACCATTGGCCGAATGACCAGGCGGTGCAGCCGTGAGCAACATCACCCAACTGATGGCCGAACACCTTACCAAGATCGCGACCGATAAAGGCCAGGTGGTCGAACTGGGCTGGATAGGGATGCGGCTGCACGTCATCCCGGCCGACGCGTGCGGATGCTATCGAGGCTCGACTCAGACCACGAGGCGATACTGTGCGCTGGCGCGCGATCGCATCATGCGCCTTACTCTCAAAGTCCGAGAGCTAACCGCCGACAGAGCGGTGAAGTGATGAGTCTATTTTTTCAACTCGGAGACGGCTATTACGACGATACCGGCAATTGGCAGCCCACGAAATTTTGTCTCGTGGACTGCGGAACCCGCTGCACTTGCCGAGCACCTGGGAATCTTTTCTACAGCAAGGCACACGACAAGCGAGTGCCGAAACCGCCTGCCGACACAGATTGTGAGGGTGCGAAATGATTATTAGGACCGGTGCCCTGCCGCCTGAGGGGCTAATTACAGGCCGCGCTGTGCCGACAGCGTTGAGAGGTACGTCCGAGGTTGGCGTATCAGATCAAGGTTTCCGGGAACCGTCGGCATCTATTTGTACGCTGTCGGAGTTCGCTAACGATGGAGGATCAGAACATGGATAACTGGGTATTGGTGCGGCCCAAGCGGGAATGGGTGCCTGAATGGCTCTGGAAAGCCTGCGCTGTCGTATTGCCAGTAACCTTTTGGCCGTGGAGACAGATTCTCACGCGAGACGCAAACGAAAATGAGTAACGAACACCTTGACCGAAAGGACGTTAAACCCGGCTTGCTCGATGTGCCGGTGTCAGTCCGCAAATCATCCGATAGCAGTAGCCGAAAGGCGAAGACGCCGTGCGCCGGTCAAGGCCCTCAATCCAGCGGAGGAAACAGAGCATGACGCCTGAACAGCGAATCGCGATCGACAATACTTGTCGATTCGCTTTCGAGACTGCGCATCCACGCTTCGGGCACCGATTACCTGGCGCGTCGTTGGTGCTGACGGTCAATAGCGGCTATGAGTGACTTGAAAAAGGCTACGGCGGACCTGTCTGGCACGCCTCAGTCTCGGTGGCAGGTTCTGCCCCATGGAAATTCGCTCGAAAGGTTGCGCTCAAGGCGCTCGCAGGTGTCGGTTCTGCGGAACTGGGGCAATGGGAGGAGCGCGGGCGGATTGCGTATCACATCCGCCGGCGCCTGGCTCCGGCCGAGGCCGCGATCGTTGGCGAGGTTTGCGACCTGCGGCACACGATTGAGGGCGCCATGCGCTTCGAAAACATCAAGGCGGAATTGCCATACCGGGCGTGGGCGATCGCAAAGCAGGAATTGAGGGAATGATCATTAACGAAGGGAGAACGTCAGTGAAAATCTCGAACGAAGAAGCACAGCGTCAACTGAACCAGTTCGATGAGTTTTACGCGGAAGACGAACCGGAGGAGCCGGGAACAGGTTATGCCGTCGCGAGAGTCGCGCTTTTGCTGCTGAGCGCATCGATTGCGCTATCGGGGCTGTACTGGGTGTGGGGGCTCGCGCATGGATAAGCATCACATCACGGCGTACTACGTTTGCACGCTGCTGTTCATGCTCGCATGCCTCGCGCTGTGTGCATACGTCGTCTTTTGGCGCGGCCAATCGGGCTGGTGGTTTGCCGGACTGCTCGCGGCATGGGAAGCGTGGCCTGATTACGAGAATGACGGACGGACGAAGTGAGCGGCAGCATCCAACAGCGCCTGCCGAGACTGCTCGTCATGATCGAGGACTTCGGCGGTTCATGGAACGCTGACGATCCCTATCGCTTTGCCCGCCACAAGATCAAAGCGGCAGCTTGGGCTGCACTCGACAACGGGATGCGGACGGCCGCCGAGATATTGGAGGCGGGAGAGGCCTTCGATCGCGAGTTGAAATCCGACGCCAAGGGAAATACTTAAATGCGTTCCGAAGACTTAATCGCGATGGCCGCCGCTCACGGCGTCGATTTACTGCAAGCCGCCAAAATGGGCTCGAACGCGAAGCCCAAGCCCGATGTGATCTCCAAAAACGGAGCGCGCGTGCTAATCCCTCCGCCAGTGAACCGCGCCAGAGCCTCGGAGACACGCACCATGGAACGACCCGCCTGGACCGTCCAAGAAATCGGCATGGCCTCAAGCGAAGTGCCCGAAGTGCAATTTCGAGCCGCGCTCTACGCCTTCGCCGGGGCCCGCGAGCACCTGTGGTTCCTGCACCGCAGCCTGATGGAACGCGCGCGAATGTTCGAACGCCTCTACCACTGGCCGCCCTGGGTGCGCGATTTCCACGGCTTGAAGCGCGAGTACACCGAACACCTATGCAAACTGGTGCTCGATGAGGACTCAAGCCCGGCGTATTTTCGAGCCTCCCCGGAACTCTACGCCGTCTATATGACCGTCAATCCCACCGTGTGGGCCGATCAACTCGAACCCCGCTACCTCGAATTGAAATGGGCCTGGGGCGACTGGCTGGGGTACGCGGCGCGGCGGATTCAGGCGAAGCTGAGCGAGCAGGAAGAGGCGTGAGTGCACAGACGGTGACGGAAGTAGTTGACAATTATTTCGCGTTGCCGCATTTTACCGCTGCGAAGTATCGCCCTAAATTTGTAGGGCCCAATCCCCAAAGCCGCTCGTGTAGCGGTTTTTTTGTGCCCATTATCCCAACCGGCACACCCGGCCAGACACTCTCTGGCCCTTTTATTCTGAGCCCCCATGCCTGACGACACCCAAGAAAAGCTCATGCTGTTGACCGCTGCGCTGTTCGCCGTGCGCTTGTTTCGGCGCAAGGACGATGATGTAGCACTCCAATCAAACGTGGGGTGGCCGGCGGAGATGGTGCCGAATTTCTTGGAAATAGAAGCGGCGCAACGCACCGAAGCCGCCGAGCGCTCAGCCTTAGACGCCGCAGCGATCCTAGCGGCTGTCGCCAAGATACCGGGCTGAGTCATGACGCAGCCAAAGGCTCCAGAGGACCTTCTCCCACTTGGTCGACCCACCGATTATGAGCCTGACTTTTGCCAGATAGCTGCGAACCTGTGCATCAACGGCGCCACGGACTTCGAGGTGGCTCAGGTGTTGAGATGCAATGTCCGCACGCTCTATCGATGGAAAGCGGAATACCCCGATTTTTGCCATGCGCTCAAGGTGGGCAAGGAATTGTGTGATGAACGGGTGGAGGCATCGCTCTATCACCGGGCCGTCGGGTACTCGTATTCGGCGGTGAAAATCATGCAGAACAACGGCGTACCGGTGATCGTGCCGTACACCGAGCACGTGCCTCCGGATGTCGGAGCGGTCACCTTGTGGCTGACCAATCGCCGCAGCGAGGCCTGGCGCACAAAGCAATCCCATGAACTGACCGGCAAAGACGGGGAGCCGCTTTCACCATTTGTCGTCAATGTGATTCGCAATGACAAACCAACTGAACCTGAAACTATGGCCGAAGCAGTTTCAGGCGTTCCAATCACGGGCGACTGAGCAACTTTACGGAGGCGCTGCGTTCGGGGGGAAATCGCATTTGTTTCGCGTTGCAGCCATTTCGTGGTGCGCGGAAATTGCAGGGCTTCAAGTGTATTTGTTCAGGCGGACTTATCCTGAGCTATGGCACAATCACATGGAGTCAGAGGGCTCTTTTCCGCAGATGATGGCACCGATGGTGAACGCAAAAAAGGCGTCCATCAATTATAACGACGGGGTAATCACCTTTGCGAACGGCTCTCGGATTCACCTGTGTCATTGTCAACACGAAAAAAACATGTACGCGTATCAAGGCGCTGACATTCATGTGCTGATGATTGATGAGTTGACTCATTGGCAAGAAAACGTATACCGGTTTCTCAGAAGCCGCGTTCGGATCGGTGAGCTGCAGGTTCCTGATCGATACCTTGGTGTGTTCCCCCGTGTTTTGACTGGCTCGAATCCTGGCGGCTGTGTGCCATTCGGTGAAGTGCTGACTGCCGATAGGGGGTGGGTCGATATTCGCGAAATAACGCCGGGAGATCGCGTTGTTAGCGTCGATCAGTCCGGCGCGACCGTCGTCAAAACTGTCTCCGCGGTAACGCACGCTCCTTACGAAGGCGAGATGTTGACGCGATGGAGCAAGTCTCGGTACATGGAGTTCACACCGAGTCACCGGTTTCCGCATCTCAATACGGATCGCGCGCGGCACACGGTAAAGCCGTTCACGGAATTGCCTGGCGAAGCGTATTTGCGCATGACTGGGTCACAATGGGTCGGCGAACAGCCTGAAAAGATTCTTGGGTTCGACGCTGGCGACTTTATGGAATTGCTCGGTTGGTTCGTGTCCGAAGGCTGCATGATTCGCCGCACTCCCGTTCGATACGTTCGCGCTAATGGCGAAGCTGTTTTTTACAAGCCAAGCGAGACCAATTCGTTTCAGATTGCCCAAAGCAAGCTAGAGACGCGCGAGCGTATTGAAGTTCTGCTGATCCGCATGGGTCTGAAATATCGAAAAGACCGCCAATGCTTCGTCGTTACTGATGGCGTGATTGCTGATGTGTTTCGAAAGCAAGGATATTGCCGAGAGAAACATATCCCACGTGAGTATCTAGGACTCTCAGAGTCGCTGCTAAAGCGATTATTTGAGAGTTTGATGCTGGGCGACGGGTGCGCGACCGTTTACTACACGACATCAAGGCAATTAGCTGATGACGTGTGTGAGATCTGCGTAAAAATAGGATCGTCGGCATACGTCTCGTCACGACAACGCCCGAATCGCGAAGGTTGGAGTTACGCAGTAAATAACGGCGGTCGCGCTCATACGCTCATGTACACGGGAAACCACGTTTACGACGTGGCGACGACCTGCAAACATCTTGACGTCGCCAAGGCGCCCTTTAAAGGCATCGTCTATTGCCTCACGGTGCCGGGAACAGAAACGTTTTTCGTCCGCCAACGCGGGGCGGTCTGGCTAAGCGGAAACTCCGGGCATAATTGGGTCAAGAAGTCATTCGTTGATATTGCGCCACCGATGGAACTTACTGAAATGCCGGATGATGAGGGCGGCATGCTCCGTCAATTCATCCCGGCATACCTTAAGGACAACCTGTCGATCGCGAACGACCCTCGCTATCCGGCGAGACTCGCTGGGCTCAAAAATCCGACGCTCGTCAAGGCAATGCTCAGCGGCGACTGGAACATCGTCTCAGGCGGTGCCTTGGATGACGTGTGGAGCGAACGGCTCATCGTGCCGCGCTTCACCCTGCCGCATTCGTGGCGCGTCGATCGCTCGCACGACTGGGGGAGCTCGCATCCGTTCTCAGTGCTCTGGTGGGGCCAGGCGGACGGCACGGAAGCGAAACTTCCCGACGGCCGGGTATTTTGCCCGCCCAAGGGATCGCTGATCCTAGCGCATGAATGGTATGGGGCCTCCGGACCGAACGAGGGCTTGAAAATGTCGCCGCGCGACGTCGCCAAAGGGATCAAGGCGCGGGAAGCGGAACTCGTGCTGGCGAAATGGTTCCACGTGAAGCCCAATGCCGGCCCGGCCGACAATGAAATCAGTTCGGTGCGCATGGCGGGAACGCCGACGATCGCCGACGAAATGGAGAAAGAGGGCATTCGCTGGGAGAAAAGCGACAAGTCGCCAGGCACCCGGAAGATCGGCCTGGAATTGATGCGCGCCCGGATTCGCGAGGCGGGCAAGGAGCACCCGGAAGATGCGGCGCTGTACATCATGGAGCATTGCCGCTCTGCCTTGGCGCATTGGCCGGTGCTACCGCGCGATAAACAGGATTCAGACGATGTCGATACGAGCGCAGAGGATCACGACTACGACGCAGCCCGCTATCGCATCCTCGCCGCGCAACCCGTGGCGCGTTCGATCAACATAGGTTTTGCTAACTAATGGCCGACACGAACAACGTCTCAACGCCGCGCGCCGACTACGCGGAATCCGCCACGTCGTGGATGTTGGTTGAGGATGCGTGCGCCGGCTCCGAACGGGTCAAGAAAGCCTCCGTTCGCTATCTGCCGAAACCGAACCCGAAGGACGTTAGCGAAGAGAACCGCACTCGATATGAGCAGTACCTCATGCGCGCCGTGTATTACAACGCGGTCGGCCGCACGTTGAATGGCTTGGTGGGTATCGCCTTTCGCCGCGATCCCGAAGTGCAGTTACCGCCGGCCCTCGAGTTCGCCAAGGATGATGCCGACGGCGCCGGCCTCAGTCTCTCGCACAAGGCTCAGCAGATCCTATCTGGCGTGATGAAGACCGGACGCAAGGGCGTGCTGGTCGATTACCCCAAGACCCAAGGTCCGACCTCCAAAGCCGACGCCGTCGAAGGCGGCTATCGACCGGTCATCTGCCTGTACGAAGCGAGTGACGTCATCAACTGGCGCACCATGCGGATGGCTGGCAAGACGGTCCTCTCGATGATCGTGCTGCGCGAATCCTACGAAACCGATGCCGAGTGGGTCGCGAGCATGAAGGTGCAATACCGCGTGCTGCGCCTGACGGACGGGATCTATACAACCGAACTGTGGCGCGAGAATCCCGAAAGGCCGGATGAATGGCTGCTGTCCGAGGCAGCGACCTCCCCGCTGACCGGGGGCGGGAAGCCGTGGACCGAGATCCCGTTCACCTTCGTGGGCTCGGAAGACAACGACGTCGATATCGATGGAGCGCCGCTCTACGACATCGCGGTATTGAACCTCGCGCACTATCGCAATTCCGCGGACTTCGAGGATTCGGCCTACATCGTCGGCCAGCCGCAGGTTTACATGGCGGGCTTGACGGAATCGTGGCGCGATGACTTGATCAAAAAGGGCGTCTACTTAGGCAGCCGCTCGATCCTGCCGCTACCCGTCGGGGGTACCGCGGGCATCATCCAGGCGGAGCCTAACACCCTGTCTCGCCAAGCGATGATGGACAAGGAATCGCAGATGGCCGCTCTCGGTGCTCGGCTGCTCATCAGTACCGGCCAAGTCAAGACGGCGACCCAGCAGGACAGCGAGGATGCCGCCTCGCATAGCGTGCTCTCGCTCTGTTGCAATAATGTGAGCGCGGCCATGACCAAAGCGCTCGGCTGGTTTGCGACGTTTGCGGACAGCGAAAGTGCCGATATCTCCTTTGAGATCAACACCGAGTTTGTGATCGATTCGCTCGATGCGCCGACCCTGAGCGCGCTCCTCGCCTTGGTCCAGGCGGGCAAGATGCCGGAATCGGACCTGTGGACGCAGCTGCGCAACGTTGGGCTCATCGATGCCGAGAAAACGGATGAGGAAATCCGCGAGGAAATCTCATCGCAGCCGGTTTCTGGCATTCCCGATCCCTTTGGCGGCGCGGGTAGCGGTGGCGGCAATGGCACTGCGGGCGATGGCAATGAGCCTGGAACTGGGCTGCCGGGCGATGGCAATGGCGGCAACCCGGAAGCTACCGATGGAACCGGCGTGCCGCGCGCGGCGGTTGGCGGCTGATATGGCGCAGCCCATCAAACTGCACATGGCGCGCGGCCGGCATGGCGGTGTGCTCTGCGGCGCGAGCGTCTCGGCGGATCGCCGCACGACCGAGTGGCGTCAGGTGACGTGCCAGGTGTGCGCCAATACGCTCGAAAAGCTCGCGGAAATACACATTCGCAAGAAGCGCGAAGAGTTGATGCAGCAAGGGGCGCAGCAGTGAGCGTCACCGAAATCAAGAAAGTGTCTTTGATGGACGTGCCCGCCAAGCTGCGCGCACTGGCCGACGAGATTGAACGATTGAAACTGCCGACAGTGGTTGTCGTCATCGGCTACCCCACTGGCAAGGTGGCGATCCGTGGCTACGGTGAACGCACCTCCGCATTGATGACGACAGGGTGGCTGGCGCGGGCGCAGACCATGATGACCGAAGACTGCAATGCGAAAGATGGCGATGGTTACACGTGGAATCCGCCGGGCGCGGCATGAGCGCCGTTCCCATCCAAGATACACTGCTGCGCCATCAAGTCCTGGTGCAGCGCTTGGCGAGCGGCGAGGTCGCGAAGTTCAAGCCGTTCCTCACGCAGATGGATCGGGCCCTACGCGATTCCCTGGCGGACGATGCGGTGACCGAATTCCAGCGCGGTCGGCTCGAGAAATTGCTGTCCACCGTCGATTCTCTGCTGGCTGGAATCCTCAACCAGTATTCCAAGCAATTGCTGCTGGACCTGGAAGAGTTTGCGCGGCATGAGGCGCGATTCTCGGCCGGCGCGTTGGATGCCGCGTCCACATTCGACGCCATCATTCCGAGCATCACGCAGATTCGCGCGAGCATCCTGTCAACGCCGCTGGGTGTGAGGGGCAGCGGCCGCGGCTCGCTGCTGAAGCCGTTTGTCGACAATTGGACGAAAACGCAGATTCGATCAGTCAATGGCGCGATTCGCCGTGGCGCGTTCGAGGGAAAGACCAACGCCGGCATCATCCAGGAACTGCGCGGCTCGCATGCGCGTGGATACAAAGATGGGTTGCTCAACGTGACGGCCAGGAACGCTGAGGCCGTCGTGCGCACGGCGGTTCAGCACGTCGCGACCTTGGCTCGAGAGGAATCGTTTGCGGCGAATGCCGACATCATCAAGGCGTATCAGTGGCTCAGCACACTCGATAAAAGGACGTGTTTTTCCTGCGCCGCCCTCGATTTGAGGGAGTTTCCGCCTGACTTCGGACCGCGGCCCCCTCTTCACGTAAATTGTAGGTGCACGCTTTCAATAGTCCTCAAAGACGAATTCGCCTACCTGACTAAGGGCGAGACGCGCGCGAGCAAAGGCGCGGAGGGCGGCCAGCAGGTAGCGGGCGACCTCTCGTATTACGATTGGCTGAAAGAGCAGCCCGCAAGTTTTCAGGATCAGGCGATTGGTCCGATGCGCGCCAAGCTGCTGCGGGATGGTGGATTGTCTGCGAGCCGGTTTGCGGAGTTGAACGTCGACAAGTACTTCGCCGCGATGTCACTCGATGAAATGAAAAAAATCGATCCGATTGCCTTCAAGCGAGCCGGCCTCAATTGATGTGCTGCTGCTGGGGCGTATTCCACGAACTGGACGAAGTCCATGTGGCGCCCTGCGATCGCGATGGTGACGCCATCGATGCGCATCGCCGCGAGGGCTACGCCTGCTGGTGCAGGCCGCAACCCGACCCGCATGATCCGCGCGTGATCATCCATAACCATCGGTCGCGTGGCTTGCACTGAAAACGAAATCTAATTGAGGCGGCGCAATGGCAGATAGGTATAAAAAACATATCTCTGGCACATGGGTCTGGCCTGCCAAGACGTTCATGTTCTCGTGCTGTGATTGCTCGCTAACCCACAAGATAACTTTTCGCGTGAAGCGTGATCGCAGCATCAGAATGCGCCTAGTCCGCGATAACGTAGCGACGGCCAACAAGCGGCGTAAAGCGCCTTAGTTTTCAATTAGAACCGACTTACCAAAGGGCTCGCCACTGGCGGGCCTTTTTCATTTTCGCGGGCGGTGTCCCGTATTACCTGAGCGGTGCTCACATGGCATTGAAAGATACAGTCAAGACGTTGGAAGAAGTAGACGAGGCGCATCGTCCGTTGTATGTCGCAGACAAAGAAGTCGGCTTCAAACTCGACGTCGAGGGGAGAGAAGACCCTGCGGAACTCCGTCGCGCCAAGACGCGCGAGAGCGAGGGCCGAAAGGCCGCGGAGAAGAAGGTCGCCGATATGGAGGCCGCGCAAACCGCCAAGGATGAAGAGGCGCGCCTCGCCCGAGAGGACGCCGCGAAAAAGGCCGGCGATGTCGAGTCTTTGCAGAAGAGTTGGAAGGAAAAGTACGACACCGATCTAGCCCTCGAGGCGGCCAAGCACAAGCCGGTCATCGACTCGTTGGAATCCGACGTGACCCGGCTGCTGATCGACAACGAAGCGCATTCGATCGCGTCGGGCATCGCCCTACCCGGCAGCGAAGGCGTGCTCTTCCCGCACGTCCGCAACCGGCTGCGCGTCGAGATGCGCGACGGCAAGCGCACCACCGTGGTCGTGGATACCGAGGGCAAAGCGTCTGCGATGACGCTGGATGAATTGAAGAAAGAATTTGTTGCTAACAAGGCGTTCGCGCCGGTGTTGGCGGCGAGTCGAGCGTCCGGGGGCGGTGCCAACGGCGGAAAAGGTGGCGGTGCCACAGATAAGACCTTGTTTCGAGCCGAATTTGAAGCGCTCAGCCCGGCAGCAAGGGCGGCGCATTTCAAAAGCGGCGGAACCGTTGTTGACCCCCCTTAAATTTCATAGGACACACTTGCAATGAGTAACACGATTACCGGGCTACTGCCCACTTTGTACGAAGCGCTCGACGTGGTGTCGCGCGAAATGGTCGGCTTTATCCCGGCCGTGACCTTGGATGCCCAGGCGGCACGTGGCGCTGTTGGCCAGACGGTCATGTCGTTCGTTGCGCCTCCTGGCACGATGGGTGACGTCACGCCGGGTACGTTCCCGCCGGATGACGGCGACCAAAACATCGGCAATGTGCCGCTGACCATCAACAAGAGCAAGTACTCGCCCATCCGCTGGACGGGTGAAGATGTGCGCGGACTGAACACCGGTCCCGGTGCTAAAAACATCCGCGTCAATCAGGTGGCGCAGTCGATTCGCACCCTGGTCAATGCGATCGAAATCGACTGTTCGATTGCATCACGCCTGTTCTCGCGTGCGACTGGCACGGCGGGCACCACGCCGTTTGCATCGGGCGTGGCCGATTCGGCGAATCTGCGGCAGATCTTAGTCGACAATGGCGCGCCAACCACTGACATGCAATTGGTGCTCAACACCACGGCGGGCGCCAAGATGAGCGGCAATCAGCAACTCACCAAGGCGAACGAAGCGGGCACGGACTCGCTGCTGCGCCAAGGCCTGTTCGGCAACATGCACGGCTTCGATGTGCGTGAGTCGGCGGGATTGGTGCCCGTCACGGCGGGAACCGGGGCGAGCTACGTGCTCAACAACGTGGCCGGCTATCCGATCGGCGCGACCACGCTGGCGGCTGACGTCGGCACAGGCACGATCTTGGCGGGCGATGTGATCGTTCTGGGTGGCGACACCAACCAGTACGTCGTAGCGACGGCGTTAGCTGCGGGCTCGTTCACGATCGCGGCACCAGGGCTGCTCCAAGCGCATGCCGATGAAGATACCGTTACGCTCGCGGCGCGACGCAATCCGAGCGTCGGCTTTGCGCGTTCCGCATTGGTGCTTGCCACCCGCATGCCGGCGCTGCCGGAAGAGGGCGACTCGGCGGACGATCGCTCGACGATCAGTGACCCGCGTTCAGGGCTCACGTTCGAACTGGCGTTGTACAAGCAGTACAAGCGCGTCAAGTACGAACTCGCGATCGCGTGGGGCGTCGGGCTGGTGAAGCCTGAGCATGGCGCAATTTTGCTGGGATGATGCACTAGCATCGGGCAGCCCTTGCGATGCGCTCATATGGCATCGTAAGGGCTCGCTTGATATTTTAGAAGGAGAATGCGATGGCTGATGTAAAGGCAAACGATCCGAAAGGCAGCGCGGACACGAAGGCGGCCGACCAGAAACCGGCAGCCGATACGAAGGTGGATGCAAAAGAGGCGAAACCAAAGCACGTCAAGATGAAGCGCAAAACGCCGCAGCATCCGGGCGGACCGACGACGGCGACCGTGCATCCCGATGAGGTCGCAAACTTCACGGAAGACGGCTGGCGCGAGGAATAGACTGGTCTGTGAGGAACTGACATGGCACTAGTGGTCGAGGATGGCACGGGTACAGATCTCACCGCCAACTCCTATGCGTCGGTCGCGGACTTGCGGGACTTCGTGACGGTGCGCGGTGGCACGTTGCCAGTGGCCGATGTGGATTGCGAGGTCCTGCTGCTCAAGGCCATGGATCACTTGGAGTTGCAACCGTACAAAGGCTTCAAGTTCAAGCAGTTCCAACCCCTGCTGTGGCCGCGCTACGATGTGATCGTCGAAGGCTGGCCGCTCCTCTTCAACGAGATTCCGCGCCAGTTGATTTATGCGCAGTGTGCATTGGCGAACGAGTATCAGACGACCGAACTGCTACCGACGTTCGAGCCCAACGAACATGGCTCGGTCATGTCGGAAGGGGTATCCGGAGCGGTAAGTGTGGGCTATGCCAATAACGGCCGGGTGCTCAAAGTCGCGGCGGTCGAAAAGGCCTCGCGGTTCATCGATCAGTTGATCCGTAACAACGGCCTGTTCGCGATCCGATCCTGACATGCCCATCAATTACGCGTCGCTCGCCAAGACGGTGACGCGCTTGCTCAAGGCGGACGGTATCCCAGTCGCCCTGCGCCGAGTCACGCCTGGTGTTTACGATCCAGCGGCCGGCGTCCCGACGGGCGATACCACGGCCGTTCTGCCGACCGTGGGCGTGTGGGTGGCGCAGACCGCCGACTACCAGGTGACGGGTAGAGGTGTGGGCGGCGTCGTGCGCGTGAGCGATATCTTGAGCAGCGATCGCACGATGGTCCTCGATGGCAGTGTCGCGCCGCAGTTGAACGACAAACTGATCGTCCCCGGTTCGGTTACTTCACCGCTCGTGATGTCGCCGGACCCCGATTTCCCGGACGCGCTCGAGGGCGTGGACTACACCGAGACAATCACTGGGAGCGGGGGCACCCTCCCGTATGTGTGGACTGCCGTCGGCGTCCCGTCCTGGGCAACAGTCGCCGTCAGCGTCGATACGACGACGTGGACCATCTCCGGCACGCCGCCGATGAACGAAGAAATGGACGCGGTTGTTCTGACGCTTACCGATGGCGAGCCGTGGCAGATACTGTCCATCGTCATCATCAAGCCGGCGTTGATTCCGATCGCGTATCGGTGCGTGGTGCGCAAGTGAGTATTCAGGCGCTCGACGGCGTGATGATGAAATCCGTCGTGGATTTGGTGGCAACACCATTGACCTATCTGGCAGCAAGCGGCACGCCGACACCGGTTCCGGTTGGCTATGAGGGCAAAACGTTTACTCCGCCCATTACCGGACCGTGGCTAGAGGCGTCCTCATTGTCCGTGAGCAGCGATCAGAGGTTGCAAACTGCGGACAAGTACATTCGCATTTTGCAGATTGACGTCAATGACGAAATGAACATTGGGACCGGCCGACTTAAGGCCTTGGTTGACCAAGTGCTTGCGTGGTACAAGCCGCGCCGCTTGTTTAAGAACGCCGAGGCAACGCAAGGATTTCGCGTGAAAAAGCGCGATGACTCGTCAAGGCACATCTACGGTGGGTACCAGTCCATCGTCGTTTCGGTCACGTTTGACGGCAGTGTCGACCGCGAGTTTTCGTAAGGCTCATCCATGGCCGCTATCAACTTGCCGGGAAATTCCTTCGGCATTCAGGTCGCGGAGTGGGCGAAAAAGACGAATCATCGGGTCGATGTCAGTGTGCGCAACATCACGCTAGGGTTGTTTCGCGGCATCATCAAAGCGACTCCGGTCGATACAGGGCGAGCGCGCGGGAACTGGCAAACCTCAGTCGGTTCGCCTACGTCAGGCGTGATTGATCGTGATGATTTGACCGGTGATGCTGCGATTGCCGAGGCCAGGGACAAGATGGGCGGTGCCGGCAAGGTGACGTATCTCACCAACAACCTGCCGTACATCCAAGTGCTCGAATACGGCGGCTATCCCAACCCGCCGAAGCGAGGCACGCTCGTCAGTCGTGGTGCGGCGGTCGGGTCGCTCGGCCTCAGCGGCTTTTCGGGAAATATCAGTTTGCGGCAATCGCTCGCGTTGAGTTCTCGAACTCGCGAACCCGCGGTCTACGAAATCCGCTCGAGCGGCGGCTACTCCCGCCAAGCGCCCGCTGGAATGGTGCGCACGAATATGGCGCGCGTTCAGCAGATCGTCAGCGAAGCACTTAAGAAGTAGCAAAGTTTCTTTTTGAAGTCTCTCCCTTGCCGTGCGGTGCATGGCAGGCGTTCGCGCTCTCGGTGATTGCGTGTAGCGAAAGTCCACTAAGGCCTTTTTCTCAACACGCATTTACCAGGAGCTTTACCGCGATGTCTACCAATGAACTTTTCAGTCTACAAGGCCGAGTCTATTCGGCCATCCGCAATCCGGCGACGGGGCGGCCGGGTGCTTTGACGGACCTCGGCAACGTCAGCAAGGCAGATGCCACGCTGACCCCGACCATCAGCGACAAGTACGATTCGCGCTCCGGTCTGCGTCTCTTGCTCGGGCGCCTGATGAAGGAGCGCAAGGGCGAACTCAACATGGTGATGGATGAGTTCACCATCGAAAATCTGGCGTTGGGCTTGTTCGGCGGGAAAGTGCCCGTTGCGAGCGGCGTGGCGACGGCGGAGGTATTTCCCTCTGGCCTTGGCGTCGGGGACTCAGTCGCGCTCGCCAATCAGGCGCCCTTGAATTTGGCCGGCGCCGCAGGCACTGGCACCGCGTATGTC